CACTTTGTAATTTTTACCACTTGTCATTATTCCGCTTTGTGTAACACCTACATTATTAATAGTATTTATCCAATTTGCTTTACCCCCACTAATCGTAACACCCGTTCCTTTAGTCCAATCACTATCAGTTGCAAAATCCCCATTAGTAACCAACTCACTCCCATACGTTGGAGTAGGTTTTACCGAGTATAGTTTTCCGTTTTTATATCCGCTTGGTATCTGGATTAAACTTGCCTTATCTATCGTACTCATATTAATTTATTTAAATCTCTAATTACACAGCTTCTGTTTTCTACTACTCCTCCATCGGCTTCTACACGCACCTCATATTCTTCAAATATCAGTTGCCCTTCCGATATCCGTTTAGTCTTGCTTCCGTATTGGTATCCGTAGCTATACACTTAACCGAATATAGCTAAAACAGACCCACTCGATACGTTAACTCTTTTAATCATACCACCATTTTTAGCAGATATAATCATACCAGTAGATAGCGTTACGCCACCCAAGGCACTTTCTGTTAGTATATTATTGTCAGCTTGGTCGGTTAGATTACTAAAGGTAGCATCCGCATTTACTACGATATATGCTACTTTGTCATTAGCAGTAAAGGTAACATCTCCAGTTACGCATTTCTGTCCATTTCTTGATAGTTGTAATTCAGTTGTTGTCATTTTTTTATTATGTTGGTATTTTACATCTTGCGTAGCCATAAGCAGAGCTTAACGACATACTAATCGCTGCACCGCTATAAAGACTATCGAATCTTTCGGTAAATGGTTGTATGCTCCAGTTCTTATTCAAAACCAAAGCTAAATCTTTGTCGGCATAACTTGCCTTGTTATAGTTTTCAAATATGCTCATAATATCCAGAGCGATTAAGCAGCACTCATTTTGAACGCTCACCTCGTTTGACTCTGTATTTATCTTAGTCACATTATCGCATAAGAATATATCAAGCGAGTAGTCTATTCCGTTAAACCCATTAGGAGTAATATTGACAATATCGTATATAAGGTAGCTTCCAGTAACATCTTTTGTTAAATCTACGTCCCAAATATTACCTTTTAGGATTGTGTTTATCTGTGGATGTTCTGACTTTATACCCTCCATTATCGTCCTTATGTTCTTTATGGTTAAACTTTTTGACATATTTCTCTAATTTCTCTTCCTTTCTTACAGTATAAATTGGCTTCTCCATTTAGTGTCGTGTTCTGGGTGTACCACATCTAATCCAGCAGGTGGAGTTTTATAAAGTGGGTAGCTATCCTCATTTTCTTTCAAATATAACTGCAATTTTCTGCGATAAAAATCTGCATTGTCTTTAAATATACTCTTAGCTGTTACAAGCTCAGTTTCGCTTAGTGGTGTAAAGTTATCTCCAGACTTAGTTCCAGCACCTTTATTGCGTAGTTTGTACGTTCCAATCCTGGTATACTTATGGCAAACCTCCCATTTAAGAGCATCTCGCAAATACTCTTTAATAAGTGTCTCATTTAAAGTAGTAACCGCATTAGTTTTAATTTGAGTTAATATCTCGTCAAATAAAGCACTACCCAATATAGGTCTTATAAACGTATTTTGTATACTGTCTATTAACGGCTTTAAATAGCCATCGTCTACATTATAATGCAGTACTGTATTTTCTTTTGCAAATGCTGGACTAATTATTAATATCATTTTTTTCTAACGATTACTTGTTTCCATATATGACGGCAGTATGGTACTGAAGTTGATGTTTCTGGCTTTCTATACCAACCACCTCGTGCTAACCAAACATCTGTAACATCTGCTATTCCACTTGACTTCATATCATTCCTTAAAACGTCAATTTCTTTTTTTGAGTATAGCCTCTTTTTAGCCATCATTTTACGGCAAAAATCTCTTGATTCTCCCTTTAAAGGTGGTGCATCTGGTCTTAGTTGATACCTATATTTAACCTCTGTTTCTGGTACGTCTATTGTTTTTGCTACTCTCTCTCCTACATCTGTTAAACCTATATCACTTCCATCTATTGTAATTAAGTCAGAAGTATTTAGAATATTTACTGCTCCAACTAACTGCTCGAAATTTAATCCTAAGACTTCAGATATACCACTTGCAGCAATTAAAGGGTTTGTAAGTATTGTTTTTAATACCCTTTGTAATATACCTTGCTCCTCAGTTGCAAACTCAATAGGGCTTCCGTCTGTATCAAAATTTATATTAAAACTTTCAACTATTTCATAGTCTTTTTCTGGTACTCCTATATTGTCAAATAAATGGCTTATATCTTCGTCCTTAGAAAAGCAACTACAAGCAGACATCTTACCAGCATCTATCTGCTTTAGCTTTTTCTTAGCCCAAGCGATACCCTCATCGCCTCCCCAAGCTAACCACATCAATCTACCACATCCATCGCCTAACTTTTTATTAGAGTTTTGTCTATGCCGTTCAAAAGCTGCCATACGAGCTATTGTATCTCTGCTTATGTTATCGCCGTTTGCGAGTTGATTTGCTCTCTTTTTACCTACTGCCGTACCACAGCTACCCCAGCCGTTCTTATCTGCCCAATTTAAAGCTGCTTTTGCGTTCCTACTCGCTGCTTTAGGATAATCGTTATAAGTATCAAATTTTGTTATAGCATTAAACCCCTCTAAATTCTTGTCATTTATCTCCGAATGAGTAGAGCAAGGCATATACCAAGTCTCTCCGTCTATATTGTGTTCGTGATAACCCTCGCAACCTATTTGTTGAGCTACGCTTTCTGCTTCTTGTATTGTATCAAATAAAGGCTTATCGTCTCTAACAATTTTAGCAAGGTCTTGCTTCATCTTTTCAGGTACGCAATTAGGCACTAAAACTCCATTCTTAAGTTTCATTCCTATCATTTCGTATCCATTCCAGCAAGGCTCTTTAAATTCATCGCATCCACAGTCGTCATTCATCTCTACTGGCTCTTCAATAGCATCTTTAAGCTCTAATCCAGTTTGGTCAGTAATAAGCTCTCTAATCTCTTCTCTGTCAAGATTAGCTAAAATAATATCACTTGTTAAATCTATAACGTCAATAGGTTTTAATGGTACAATCTCAATATCTGTTTTTTGTATCTCGTAAAATGCTAACTTTTTAATAGTTCTAAGCAGCGTATTTTGTCTTTCAGCGATATAAGTATTAGTAAATATCTCATAAGCTAAGTCAAGCTCGTTTCTTGCCCCTAATTGACCCTCCTCTTTTACTCCAAACAAGATAGGGTTAGTAACTCTATGCCCAATAAAGATAGATTCTTTAACACGCTTAGACATCTCTGTGTATCTTTCGTGCAAGTCGTTACCATTTAGGCTCGTAATCTCGCTACTATTGTCCTTAGCTGGGCTAAATAAGTGTACTATTTTTGTACCAGTAGCCTTGCCGAATTTTTCTTGGAATGCCTTTTCAAAAGCCTCTGCTTCTTCTTTGGTTTCTGGCACTCCATTGTTGTGCTGTATTAAAGTTCCACCTACAAAGCCATTCTCTACCTCATTAAGCCAATAATCGCCTATCTGAACATCCGTCTTAATCTCTGCAAGTGAGCCGACATAAACTGGTAAAGGGTAATATTTAAAATTAGGTCTATAATCAACGTGATAAATAACTCCTCTTTGTTGTTCTGGGTCTCTCGGATTATATCTTTCTAAATACTGAATGTCTGGCTTAGAGTTTTTTAAACCTTTATCAGTAATCCAATCGTCTGCATATTGTAAAGAGCCGTCTAACCCTACTCTAATATTAGCAAAATCTATGTGGTGATATTGGTTTCCTACCTTAGTTTTTATAACCTCAATAGCATAGCCGTTAAATATCTCGTAATCTAACGACAAACTCTTCATTAAAGAAGTCCAGTCTTGGTCTATATTAGCTTGGCTTAACCATTTCTTAGTCTCTAAATCTTGCCCCTCTAATCCGTTGCCTACCGTATAGCCTACTTTACCGTTAATAATAGCGTTGTGGGTGCTACTATCGTTGTATAGGTCAATAAGCTCGTAAGGGTACATATTATCTACCCCAAACCAAACTATATTTTTATTCTTTTTTTCTAAGAACTTAGGCACTTCTTGTGAAGCAAATTCCGTTATTACTGGAAACTTATTCATAAATGTAAGTATTTTGTTCGTCTGTGTACGAATATACGACTTCTTGTGGTTGTTTCAATCTTAATATGCCTCTGTGTATTTCTATCCCCTCTGTTCCTCCTAATGTAGTGGCATTTACTATTTTATACGGATAATCTCCGTTGTTAGGTAGTTCTATTGTAGCGTTAGGAAGGTCTTGTGTACCCTCAACTAACGTAAATTTAACATACCTATTATTTACTCCTACTGGAGCTGCAAGAGTAGCGTTTACTTCGTACTCAGCACTTTGAATAGACATAGTGTAGTAAGTATTTACAACCTCGTTCGAGATGTTACAATAAATATAATTTGTTGCGTCTTTATTTATTATGTCCATTTTGATATTTTAAAAAAAGCCCACCACCGCTAAGTAGTGGGCTATGATGTCATTTAGAGTTGACTATCTCTTATGTAGTTGGAATAGTAGCAGTTACTATTGGCATTGGCTCTGGCTCTTGTGCTTGGAAAGAAAGGCTGTATCCGTTTCTATCTCCTAAAGCTGTTCCAGTTCCGTTCTCGCCAGAAACTAATCTTACTCCATTAGTCTCTCCCATTAGCCAGTAAGTACCGTTATTATCCTTGATAATAATACTCATCTTGGCTCTTGCTATCATTTTAACCTCATTACGCTTAGCTTTCTCCATTTTATTGAGAATATAAGTCGCAGTTTGGTCAAAAAAGCTTGTTCCGTTTGCATCGTTTACGGTTGGATTGTCATTCATTACTGAAGAAGCACCTTGGGCTGAAGTACACTC